CGCCGGATCGCCGAGCGCTTCCGGCCTAAGCGACCGGTCGGGGATGACTGCCGGCAGCCTGGCAACGGACTCCACGAGGAGCGGTACCCGCACGGAGGCAACCAGTGCTACCGGTACGGTTTCGAGCCCACGCTGCACACGTATCGCCTGTACGATCCCATCTACCAGAAGCGCTCGGCTAGGATCTTGGTCGGCGACATGGGCGACATGCTGGGCGCGTGGGTGCCTCGCGGGGTGGTCCTGTCTGTCCTGAATACGGTTCGCCTTTGCCCGGACCACGATTTCTTATTCCTGACCAAGAACCCGGCCGGCTATGCCGAGTTCGAGTGGACAGACAACTGCTGGCTGGGGACGACCGTCGAGGATCAGGCGACCGCGGCCGCTCGATTGCCCAACCTCCTGACGGCCGGCAGTGAGAACCTGTGGATCAGCTACGAGCCCGGCCTCGGCCCGGTCGACGTCACCAGAGTGCCGTTCCCGTCGGGCGAGATCAGAAACGTGCTGAGAGGTGCATCGGCATTCGAGGCACGGGTGCGATGGATCGTGGCTGGAGGGCAGACTGGCCCTGATTCTTGCCCCATGCATCCTGACTGGGTACGCGGGCTCAGGGACGCCTGTCAAGAAGCGGGCACGCCGTTTTTCTTCAAGGCATGGGGCGACTGGTGGCCAGCTTATCCGCAATATGGCCATACGGATTCCTACGAGCGGTTCGATGACCTCATGTCACATCCCAACTACCAGTACGATGCCAACCAGGAGGTTTGTCTTGAGAGGGACGGAGGGATGCCGGTCGGCTCCAACGGCGACGAGAACTGGTCCCACTACCAGCCTATGGTCCATCTCAACCCCTGGTGGATGCTACGGGTCGGGGCCAAGGAGGCGGGCCGCACGCTGGACGGCCGGATATGGGAGCAGTTGCCGGCAGACTGACAACAGGTTTGGGCGGGGCGCTCAACCGGCTGAGCTTATCGCCCTGCTCAGGCATTGGAGGCTAGAGGAATGGATGAACTGGCTCGGTTGAATGAGGCGGTCAAGCAGGCAGAGTCCATCTACAACAACCTGAGCGGCGCGGAGGGCGCGGACCAGCTGCTCTGCGACGCCGCGGCTCTGGACATCCAGGCAGCCGTCCTCAGGCTGCGGTCCTATCTCAACAGGCGGCGGACAACTGGTGCCGGCCAGGCCGGCGAGAAGGAGGTTAGGGAAATTGGCAAAAGCGCGAGTGCGGCTTGACGGCCCCGCCTTGCAGACCTGGGCGGACGTGGACGACTCCCTCAAGGAGATTGTCCAGTGCGACCTCCAGGTCGAACGGTTTGAGGGCGAGTATAACGAGGCGGTGACGCAGTTTAAAGACCAGGTGACGGCCCACGTGAAGCCGATCCAGGAGAAGAGGGACACCCTCGGCCGCCTGGTCAAGGAGTTCTGCGAAGAGCACAAGCCGGAGATGGTCGGCAAGTCCCGCGAGCTCAACTTCGGGCGGGTAGGGTTCCGGCTCAGCACGAGCATGGTCATCAAGAACGCCAAGGCCATCATCGCGCTATTGAAGGCGAAGCGCCTGTTCAACTGCGTCGTGAGCAAGGAGTCCGTATCCAAGGATGAGCTCAAGAAGCTCGACGATGACACCCTGGCGGAACTGGGCGTGAGCAAGCGGGTCGAGGACGTCTTCTGGTATGAGACGAAACGCGACCAGGTGAGGGAGGTCTAGACTGTGCCGCTAGGTTGCAGGATATGCCGTCGCAAGCGGACGTTCATTGACTCTCTCGCCCTGGTGTTCATCGGGACTGTCTTGGGGTACTTCGCCGCGGCGGTACTCCTCTCGCGCGCGTGGCTGCTGCGCTGAACGTCGGTGGGGGGCCGGAAGAAGCCTCCGGCCCCGCGGGTCATCGTCACGGAGCATTACCGGGAACGGTACGCCGAGCGTGTCGGCAGCGCGGGACCGGCAGGCCAGGCGGCATGGCTCCTGGCGACACTCAGGGAGCGGAGGCCGCGGAGAATGAGGGACGGATCCTATGAGATCCGGCTGAAGGGGTCGACACTCGTGGCGGTGGTCAGGCGCGATAGGGGCACGTGGGTCGGCGTCACCATCAAGAAAGGGGGAGGTCAGGGTGGCCAGCAGCATTACGACAGCGCAGATGCGGAAGATCTGGGCGATGGCCCGCAACAACCTGGGCCTCGATGAGGGCATCCTCCACGCGCTGGTCAAGCGCCGGACGGGGCGGGAGTCTCTCAAGGAGCTCACGTCCAACGAGGCCAGAGAGGTCATAGACTTCATGGTCGGCCTGGCCGGAGGCGAGGAGTCCCGGACGGTGAACGTCCCTATAGGCGATGGTACCAAGGCCATCGTCACGCCCATGGCCACGAAGAAGCAGCTGTGGTACATAGATCGCCTGGCGAAGGACCTGGGATGGGACCGGATCCCGGACCGCCTGAGGGGGTTCCTTCACAAGTACGCTCACGTGGACGACGTCAGGTGGCTCACGCGCGAACAGGCGTGGCGGGTAACGGAGGGTCTCAAGAGGATGTCGAAGGAGGCGAGAAAGCGTGCCCAGGCCCAGTGAGACGCCGCTACTGACAGTAAGGACCGTGGCGAACAAGCTTGCCCTCGGGAAGACCACTGTCTATCGGATGGTCCAGGAAGGGCTTATCGACGCCGTCAGACCGAGTCCGGGCTCGATCCGCATACCCTCAACCGAAGTCGACAGGATATTGAGCGAGAGATCGGGAGATATTCTTTCCCAATCTTCCCATCCTTCCCACCGTTACTAGACACGTTCCGCACGGTTGGTAGCCTGGAGGCAGAAGATTCTCTGCCTCCTTTCATTTTCCAGGGAGTGATCCGATGGGCAAGGAGATTGTGGATGCGGCGCCGGCTAGCATGTACCCTCTCATCATCGTGGTGCTCAGCGCCCTGCTGCTGGCGGTCGTTTCGATGGTGATGTATTTCCTGAAAGACCTCAAGGCCTCATTCGAGCGCGCCCAGAAGACCCAGGACGACCGCATCGACTCTCTCAACACGAACCTGTCGGACCTCAAGGCGCGGCTTCCCATCGACTACGTCCTGCGCGACGACTACGTGCGGGCCGTGGCGGCGCTGGACCTCAAGATCGACCGCATGTTCCGCGAACTCACCAGGCTGAGCAAGGGCTTGGCCAAGTTCATGAGCGCGGCTGACGACGCCGAAGACGGAGGGGAATGACATGCCGGCAGGCGAAGACCGGGAGTTTCGAGGCTATATCCTGAGCATGTGCAAGACCAATTACCCCTATGGGTGCAGCAAAGAGCTGATCGGCCAGGCCGCCGCCGACATGGCTTTCGCGTTTTCGCCCGCGGAGATTTCCGGCCACATCGAGTACATGCGGGAAAAGGGTTACGTGCGGGTCGAGGAGCTGCAAAGTGGCCGGAATGTGCGGGAGATCGTGAAGATCACCGCGAAGGGCATCGACCTGCTAAACGGCCACATCCCCGAGGACCCCGGCATCCTGATCCCGCTTTGAGGTGGCCAGCGTGGCTGAACCCCGGAGGAAGCACTCGAAGATAACGCAGGAACTGCCGGCCGACGTGGTGGAGGCGCTGCACGCCAGGCTCATGGAGGGTTATACCTACCAGGAGATCGTGGATTGGCTTGAGGGCATGGGCCACAAGGTCAGCCGCTCGGCGGTGGGCCGCTACTCGAAAGACTTCCTTCTGCGTTTGGAGAAGCTCAAGTTGGTCAGAGACCAGGCGAAGGCCATTGTGGAGGACGCCGGCGACCAGCCGGAAACGGCGATGGCAGAGGCGGCCAACCAGGTGGCCATGCAGCTCATCATGGAGGCTCTCATGGCGGCCTCTGATAAGGGTCGCAGAGGCCTGACCAAGACCCTGATCGAGGCAATGAAAGCCCTGGCGCAGCTGGAGAAGTCCGGGGTCGCCAGGGAGAAGCTCAAGTACGACTTCAACCGCGGGCGCGATGCCGCGGTGGAGAAGCTCAAGCAGGCGCTGCGGGACGAACTGGCCAACGCGCCCGAGCTGCAATCGCAGATCCTGGCGCTGGTGGAGAGGACCCGAGAGCAGGTGACCGCATGAGCAGCCTGCTCAAGGAGATCGTGGGTACCGCCACCGACACGTCGGACTTCGCCACGTACTGCCGCAAGCACATCGTGCTCGACAACGGGCAGCCCTACGACCCCTGCGGGCGCGCGGCCATGCGGGAGATCGTCGAAGCGTATTCCGAGCACCCCCACATCACTATTGAGAAGGGCGCCCAGACGGGCTTCTCGACTCTCGCTATCGCCCACACCCTGCACCTAGTGGACGCGGGCAAGAGGAACGTCATCTACTACCTGCCCACTGACAGGATGGCCTCGCGGTTCGGCGCGACCAGGTTCGACCCTTACGTGGAACGCAGTTCGTACCTCCAGGAGAGGCTTCGCGGCACCGATCAGGCCGGCCTGAAGCAGATCGGCACGCACTTCATGTACGTGCTCGGCCTGTGGGGAAAGTCCGGCGCCATCTCGATCCCTGCCGACGCGCTCCTGTTCGACGAGGTGGCGCTCCTGGACCCCCACAACATGGAGCTGGCCCAGGACCGCATCTCCGCCTCCACGCTCGGGTGGCAGAGGTACTTCTCGGTGGCCCTCTTCCCGCAGGACGGCATAGACGAACTCTTCGAGTCCACGGACAAGCGCCGGTGGATGGTGAGGTGCCCGTCATGCGGCCGCGAGGCTGTCGTCGAAGACGAGTTCCCCGAGAACTTCTGTTACCAGGCAGGGTCGGGGGCGTTCCTGGTCTGCACCAAGTGCGGGGCCAGGCTCGACGTCGAGGACGGCCGCTGGGTGGCGGAACACCCGGACCGGTCCGCCAGGCGCGGGTACCGGGTTCCCCAGCTCATTATCCCCGGCCTGCGCCTTGACCTTATCTGGGACCGCTGGGAGAAGGCCAAAGACAAGCCGAGCAAGAGAGCCATTTTCAACCGTAGTGTGCTGGCCAAGCCCGACTCAGGCAACATGCAGCCGGTGAGTCCCGAGGTTCTGGAGAGGGTCACGGCCGCATCCGACTACTACTGGCAGGACCGGTCCGACGAGGTGACCGGCGTCGGCATCGACATGGGCGACCGCGCCCACGTGTGCATTGCGGCGCCTTACGGCGCCGAGGGGATGCGCCCGCTGGCTTTCTACGAGGTCGACGTCGAGGACCTGGTCGAGGTAGTGAAGGCACTCGAGGAGCCGTACAACGTGGGCGCCCTGGTCATAGACGCCATGCCCTACAAGACCGAGTCGAAGAAGGTGGTCCGCTCGCTCGCCAAGGCCCGCGGGTACATCCAGTACTTCAGGGGGGCAGGGCTGTCGGAAGGCGAGGAAGGCGAGGACGACAGGCAGGTCGCGGTGGTGAAGGTGGACCGCGACGAGTCTCTCGACGAGACCACCGACCTTTTCGCCACCAACCCGCCCATGGCGTTCCTGCCTAAGCCGCGGACGGCCCAGGAGGAGCAGCTCGTCCGGAGGGTGAGGACTCACCTCCTGAAGCTCACAAAGGAGGAGACCGGCGAAGAAGACGGGTCGCCGGTGATCTCCTACAAGCGGAACGTCGAGAACCACTTCGGCATGGCGCTGAACTCGGCGCGGATCGCGCTCTACCTCGCGGTGGGGCGGTCCAGGAAGACCGGTCCCACGGAATACACCACGGTGGCCAGGCGCCGCATCACCGGGAAGGGGGCCTACTGATGCTGTACGGTCCTGACGGCAGGCCCATACAGTCCGTAAGCGCGCTCCCCATATCCCGCGAGATCGCGGTGGCAACGGTGAGGGACTCGTGGTCCACTTACCCGTCGTCGGGCCTCACGCCGGGAAAGCTCGCCAGGATCCTCCGCGAGGCGGACCAGGGCGACCTCTACCGCCAGGCGGAGCTCTTCGAGGAGATGGAGGAGAAAGACACCCACCTGGCGTCGGTGCTCGGCACCCGCAAGACCGCGGTGCTGGGCGTGGACTGGGACGTCATGGCCTACTCGGACGATAAGGCCGACCAGGAAGTGGCCGCGTTCGTGACCGAAGCGCTCGACGCCGTGAAGGGCCTTGAGGGCGCGTTCCTGGACCTCTTGGACGCCATCGGCAAGGGCTACTCCGTGGGGGAGCTCATGTGGGAGGTGCGGGACGGGCGCGCCTGGGTCGGTCAGGTGAAGTGGCGCCACCAGAAGCGCTTTGCCTTCGACGACGCCGGCGAGCGTGTGAAGCTCTTAACCGACTCCTCGCCCATGGGCGAGGACATCCCCGAGAACAAGTTCGTGGTCCACCTGCACAAGGCGAGGTCCGGACACCCCTCGCGGCAGGGACTGGTGCGGGTGTGCGCCTGGATGTACCTTTTCAAGAACTACTCGGTGAAGGACTGGGTGCAGTTCGCGGAGGTCTACGGCCAACCGCTGCGGCTCGGGAAGTACGATCCCCAGGCCACGCCGGCGGACCGGGAAGCTCTCCTTGCGGCGGTGACCCAGCTCGGCACCGACGCCGCGGGGATCATCTCGAAGTCGACCGAGATCGAGTTCGTGGAGACCTCCCAGCGCTCCGGCGACATCTACTCGGCTCTTGCCAGCTTCTGCGACGCCCAGATGTCGAAGGCGGTCCTGGGCCAGACCCTGACGACGGAGGTGGGCGACAGGGGGAGCTACGCGGCGTCCAAGACCCACGGCGAGGTACGCCAGGACATCCTCGAGGCCGACTGCAAGTCGCTGGCGGAGACGTTGCGCCGCGACCTCATCCGTCCCCTGGCGCTCTTCAACTTCGGCCCGGACGCGCTCACCAGGCTTCCCTGGGTGAAGTTCCACTACGAGCCGCCCGAGGACCTCAAGAGCTCGGCGGACGTGTACTCGATCCTGGTGGGCCAGGTGGGACTGCCGGTCGCGACCGAGCACATCTACGAGAAGTTCGGGGTGCCCAAGCCGGCGGCCGGCCAGGCGCTGGTGGTGCCGCCCGCGGCGGCTCCCGTCCCGTCGCCCCAGAAGGCGTCCCACAGGGCGCTCCGCTTGAGCGACGTCCCCGATGGCCAGGACGCGGTGGACCGCCTGGCCGACGAGTCGGTGAGGAAGGCGCTGGCGCCCGTGGGCGACATGGCGTCCGAGATCCTGTCCCTTATCGAGCGTTCAAAGAGCCTTGAGCACCTTAGGGACAAGATCGTGGCGCTCTACGGGAACCTCTCCGCGGACGCCCTGGAGGAACTCGTGGCGAGGGCGATGTACGCGGCGGACCTCTACGGGAGGTGGACGGCCCTTGGCTAGGGCGAAAGTCGTCCCGGAGCCCCTCTCTTTCGAGGAGGCGTTGGCCTGGTGGCGGGACAAGGTGCCCATGACCCCCGCGCAGTTCGCCAAGCTCGCCCGCGAGGTGAAGGCGAAAGCGTTCACCGTGGCCCGCGTCACCAAGCTGGACCTCGTGCGCGAGGTATACAACCTCATCGAGAAGGCGCTTGCCGAGGGCACCACTTTCGCCGAGTTCAAGTCGGCCGCCAGGGAGGTCTTCGACAAGAAGGGCTGGGCCGGGCTTGCCCCTTACCGGCTGGAGAACGTCTTTCGGACCAACGTCCAGACGGCCTACGCCGTGGGCAGGTACCGGCAGATGATCGACCCGGCGGTGCTCGAGGACCGGCCGTTCTGGATGTACGACGCGGTGAACGACAGGAGGACGCGTCCCTCCCACATGGCGATGGACGGGTTGGTCTATCCGGCGGACCACCCCTTCTGGGACACGTGGTACCCGCCCAACGGATACCGGTGCCGGTGCAGCGTGCGCTCCCTATCGGAGAGCCAGGTCCGCAGGCGCGGCCTTGCGGTTCAAGCCGAGCTGCCGACAGTCGCCGGCAGGCCGCTCCTGCCGGATCCGGGCTTCCAGGCGAACCCGGCCAAGGCGACCTGGGAGCCGGAACTCTCAAAGTGTCCCAAGGAGCTGCGGAAGGCGTTCGAGGTTGAGACGCGCTAGGAAGCCCCTGGAGCGCCGGATCTCCGAGGAAGGTCTCTAGGGTCGGAGGGGCGGTCGGTAACGCGAAGTAACACGGAAGTAACACAAAGTAACGCGGTTAGTAACAGGGGGTGTCGGTCGGGATGGACCCCAAGGAAGCGCAGGCGGCGAGGAGCCGCAAGTACGGGATCGCTCCCAAGGAAGGCGGGGCACTCACGATCCCTTCGGAGCACAAGGAGAGGTGGCCGGGGATAGGGGACGACGACTACCTCGACCCGGTGAACTACTCCTACCCGTGCCCGGACGCGGAGCAGACGGCGGTTGCCGCGAGGTACTGGGGCCAGGAGGGCAACCAGGCCCGGTACACGGAGGCGGAGCGGAAGGTTATATCCGACCGGCTCACGGCCTTCGAGAAGAAGTTCAAGGTCGGCCAGTACGCCGAGGCCAACAAGGACACGGTCACGATCGCCCTCGCCGGCGACGGCGCAGCGCCCGACTGGATCCAGGTCCTCCCCGCCGGGCGCGTGCGTTCCCAGAAGGGCGAGTTCCTGGTGGACGAAGAGTCGGCCAAGATGCTCCTGGCGTGGTGGACGGGCCGGCAGAACGACCTGGTCATCGACTACGAGCACCAGACCCTGGGGGGCGCGGAGGCGCCTGCCGCGGGCTGGATCAAGGAACTCGCCTGGCGGGGCAAGGACGGGCTCTGGGGCCGGGTCGAGTGGACCCCGCGCGCCGGCCAGTACCTCGCCAACAAGGAGTACAGGTACCTTTCGCCGGTGGTGCTGGTGAGGCGCTCCGATGGCAGGGCCGTGGCCCTCCACTCGGCCGCCCTCACGAACGCGCCGGCGGTGGACGGGATGGTCCCCATAGTCAACAAGGAGGAGGGTGAGAAGGTGGAGACGTTGCTTCAGAAGCTCCGGAAGCTCCTGGGTCTAGGCGACGACGTCGTCGAGGATAAGGTCCTGGCCGAGGTCAAGGCGCTGAAGGACAGGCAGGAGCCGGTCGCACACAAGGAGGTCCTGGCTCTCCTGGACCTTCAGGAAGGGGCTGCGCTCGCGGACGTCAAGGGCAAGGTCATCGCGCTCAAGAACCCCAGCGGCTACGTAAAGGCCGAGGAGTTCCAGGCGCTCAAGGACGCCCTGGCCAAGCGCGACCGCGACGACCTGGTCGCACAGGCCCTGAAGTCCGGCAAGGTCGCGCCGGCGCAGAAGCCGTGGGCCGAGGAGTACGCCCTGAAGGACCCCGCGGGGTTCAAGGCGTTCCTGGCCAACGCGCCCCA